GCCCCGATCAGGGTGGGTGTTCCGGTGCTGCTCATTGGGTAAAAATTGAGACTACAATCCCCGCCGATGTAGACACAATAGATTTCACTTGGGCATACCAAACGACTGATGGCTGGAATTATGACCCGCCGCAGTACGGCATTAACGGCGTATACACCTTGCTTACACAACAGAACAATGCGACAGGTTCGCTCTCTGTACCCGTGAATGAGGGTGATGTGTTCACGTTCCGTCAGTATTCGACTGACACCTGCTGTGCGCCAGGTCATCTCACAATCAGTAACCTGTCGTTATGGGCATCTATAACCACATCCACGACATCAACGACAACGACGACTACTACTTCTACTGTCCCCGAAACGACTGTCCCTGTCACCAACCCGACTACTACGACAGTTCAAGAAACAACCACCACCTCATCAACAACGACAACGACAACGACAAGCGTGCCTCAGACAACAACTTCTGTGGAGAACTCAACTAGCACTTCAACTACCAGTACTTCCGTACCCCAAACAACATCAACAACATCAACGACGACCACGACAGAAGCACCAGCAGTTCCGACACCTGTTACACAGCCTCAAATATACGAGCCAACACCTGTTGAGCCTTACGTTCCTGAAGAGCCTGAGATAACCGAGACAGGAACCACAACGACGCTAGTAGAGGAAGCCACGCCAGAGGAGATGCTTCCCGAAGAAACAACCACACCAGAAGAACCAAGTCCTGAGCCATCCCCTGACACTACAGACGAACCAGTCGTAGATACAACCCTGCCAGAAGAGCCTGAGACCCCTCTAGAAGCCCCTCTAAGCGTCGAGGAAGTGGATTCGCTAATAGCAGAGGCAGAAACCACAGAAGCCCTTGTAGAAGCCCTAGCCGAACTCAGCCCAGAACAGGTTGAACAGGTCGTGGAATCGTTGCTCGCTGAGGAACCATCCCAAGAGCAGGCAACAGCCCTCGCCTCCAGCCCCGAAGTGCTTGCAATAGTTAGCACAGAGCAGGCGCAACAAATCTTTGAGGCGTTGGACGTAGCCGAACTGTCCGATACACAAACCGAAGAACTTATCGCCGCGATTGAATCCGCACCTACGGAAATCCGTGAAGAATTTGAAGACACCATCGACATCTTTGGTGAAGGCTTAGATGACTACACGCCTACTGGCTCAAACATCCCAGTCGGAGAACGCCGCACCCTTATCGCCGTCACAGCAGGGATAACCCTCGCCGCCGCAGGTACTAGAATTAGACGCTAATGAGAAAGTTCTTGGACTACCTAGCAGATAACGCATGGACATGGGCAGGTACAGGCATGGTCCTGATTACCCTCTCTGGTCCGACCCTACGCCAAGCAACCCTTATTACAGGCGTTGTTGTTTTGGTACACTCTTCACTAACCCTATCTAAGAAAGACTAGTCATGGCAAAGCTTCAAAACATCATTTTCCGTATCTTCGCATTGTTCGGCTCATCCGCATTGGCAGCTGTTGCTGGTGGTGCTTTGATTGGTGTAGAACTATGGAAGTCAGCAGCACTTGCTGGCATCATGGCATGCGCACAAGTGGTTGAAAAGTTGTTGCGCTTCAGCGTTGACGGTTCCCTCAGCAAAGAGGAAATCGAACTTGCATTCACGGGTGCAGTTAAGGCTAAGCCTGAAGTAGCCGAGTAATGGCGTTGAAGAAGAAGGCAGGCAATGACCTTCCCATCATCCCAGTCAAACTCTGTTCGTGTCTTAAGAACGCGAAGCCTGGTGAACTCGCTCCGAAACTTCTTCGCAAGATTGAAGGTAAAGGAATGTTGCACCATTGCGCCGCAGACGCATACGAAGCAATGGATGCGGCAGCAAACGCTGAAGGAATTGACCTTAGTCCGACAAGCCCAGCGGACACATACCGCACTTTGGCGGTTCAAGAGTACGGATTCTTCCAGCGATACACAACAGATGTAATCGCAGGTCAGAAGCCTCGCGTGTATCAGGGCAAAGCATGGTATCTGAAGAAGGGTATGGCGATGTTGGCGGTGCCTGGAACGTCTAAGCATAATCTTGGTATTGCCATTGACATCAAGAACGCTAGTGAACCGAAGCGTCTTGCATGGTTGAAGGCTAACGCTGTGTCGTTTGGTTTCTCATGGGAAGTAGTACCTAGTGAACCGTGGCATCTGCGTTACGTGTGTGGTGATGCGAAACCGCAACGTGTTCTTGATTACCTAGCGAGCAAAGCAGTCTAATGTGGACGCTGGCTGGGCTGTCTTTCTTGCTGCTGTTGTGTCTAGTGTTGGCGGTTTGCTAACAGTTCTGATACAGCAGTTCAGAAAAGAAAACGCTAAAGACCATGACGTGGTGATGGGCATGTTGAAGATGGTGTACAAGAAGCAGGGTTCTGTTGAATACAAAATCGACAAAGTGTCAGACCAATTGGGCGACCATCTAAAAAATCACCCGCGGTAATCGCAAGACAATTCAATAGGCTGGTATCTTGGTCGGTCCTATGACTCGCCAAACGCTAGAGACAATCCGCAAATACCTAGTAACCGCAAGGGTTTCCCGCCCAGAAGAAGAAGAATTCTTCCAAGCTTTAAACGAACTGGACCGCCTGCTTATCGCATCCTCGCGCCCGCGGGAGACAGTAAACTCTTGACATGGCAGAAGGGCTAACCCACCCAGTAGTAATCGTCACATGGATGGACGCGCATGCCGCCACAGAAACATGGACACCACTCGATGGCATAGACCAAGAGCCGTGCATGGTGACAAGCTGCGGCTTCCTACTGACCGCTGACGAGGGTGGCAAGCCAGACCATATAACTATCTACCAATCGAAAACAGATAGCGACGATGTTGACGGTGTGCTTTGTGTTCCTGTTGCGATGGTGAAGACCATGAAAGTTTTTCCAAAAGATACTTGACATACGGTATTACTATCGGATAAGGTAGACGGTAAGGGAAACAACACGAAGGGAAAACATGCAAATCAACATATACCGCATAACTAAAAACGAACACGGTGGACAAGACTGGTTGAGTGACCGCTTCTGGGATGCGGAGAAACGCAAACGTGTTTCAGCATCAGCAGTAGCTGCCATCTACGGACTACACCCATTTGTACCAGCAGACAAGTACGCTGCCGAATTGTTAGGTGACATACCCCCTGCACCTATCGAACCAACATGGGCAATGACCCGCGGCAACGACCTCGAACCACTCTGCATCAAATGGGCAATAGACAAAACAGGAATCCCATTCACCACACCTGACGAAATGTTTGTTGCAGAAACAGACAACGGTGCGCGAATGATTGCCACACTCGACGGCTTCTATGAGAACGGTGACGAGCGAAAGATTCTCGAAATCAAAACCTCATCACGCCCATGGGAAGGTGAACTGCCTGACTATTGGCGCATCCAAGGAATCCAGCAAGCCATTTGCGCTGATACAAACCTCGTTACATGGGGAGTGTTCGATAACACGATGAGCCTTTACATTTATGAGCAACACATCAGCGATGATGAGAAACAAGAACATTGTGATGCTGTAGCCAAATGGTTGTCAGCTATCGACATGGACATGACACCAGAAGGTGTGAACTGGTCATATGAAACCATCACTAGCCGCTACCAAAAGGTAGAACACACAGCGATAGAACTACCAGTCACCGCTAAGGAACTCGTAGCACAACTTAAGCATGTGAAGTCAGAAGCCAAGTCTCTAGCAGAGTTGGAAGACAGACTGAAGGCTGAACTGTGTGAGTTGATTGGACCGAACGAAGTTGCTACGGTTGACGGAACAATCATTGCAACATGGAAGGGACGCACATGGGAATCGTTGGACATTAAACGATTGAAAGCAATGGAACCTGAGATAGCAGCAAAATATAGTAAGCCAACAACAACACGAACACTTCTCTTGAAGGGAGAAAAATAATGGAAGAGCAAGCAATCAAAGAAGCACTACTCGATGTACTCAACAAGCATGGTGTGCCTGACAAGTCAATCGTCGGCAAACTCCCACGCGGCGGAGGTTCACTCGATTTTGTCGGGCATGCGGAAATCACCAAAATTCTTATCGAGGTCGACCCACTATGGTCATGGCAACCATGCGGCTGGAACGAAGGACGACCAGCAATTCATGTAGTCAACGGCATGGCTGTGATGTGGGGAATCCTCACCGTCCACGGCAAAGACATCATCGGTGTTGGCTCAGTCAAACACGACAAAGCTGAACTTGACAAAGAACTTATCGGAGATTTCCTACGCAACGCCGCAATGCGTTTCGGAATCTCGCTATCCCTGTGGAGCAAACAGGAATGGGAAGGACAAGAAATAGCGGGGAAGGTACAGACCAACAGCAAAGTAGCGAATCCGCTTGCTACCAAACCTGCTGAACCTTCTCCCGTGAACGAAGACAAACCGTTAACACAGCAACAAGTGAAACAGTTTGTTGATGCATGCGACAAGATTGGGTTAGACCCAGCCATCGTTGCATCGAAAGCCAAACTCAACTGGGATGGGGTAATCATGCAGTCACAGCTACCTGTATTGCGTGACGCTTTCACCGCTATGAAAAACGAGGGTGGTAACTAATGGCAGCGAAACGCACAGTAGACCCGACAGGTTCAGCACCGTCAACCAAAATGGTGTCAATGCGATTGACCGCACACCAACTGTCATGGGTAGAAACGATATGCAAGAAACGTGGATGGTCGCGTAGTGCGCTGTTCCGTTTGCTACTAGATGAGGAGGTGCAACGTGTCGAAGGAACGAGCCAAGGGAACTAGCTTCGAAACATTCATCGTTAACTATCTGAAAAACTTTTATCCTTTTGTTGAGCGTCGCACATTGCACGGCACATTAGATAAAGGTGACATCGCAGGTACTGACCCTCGTCTCGTATGGGAGTGCAAGAACCAGAAGACATTAAACTTTTCTGGGTGGTTGCATGAAGCCGAGAACGAACGCCGTAATGCTGGCGCAGAGATTGGGATTGTGGTGGCGAAGCGTCGCAACTACGGGAACCCTGCTGACCAGTATGCGTTGTTGCGTTTAGATGACCTAATGAAAATACTAAAACAGGCAGGCTACTAATGGTTGAGCGTACCGAAGGGTACGAACCATCACATGACATCAAACAATTCGACTTCACAAAAGACTTAGCGTTCGGTCATCAAGGTGAAGAGCTTGTAACACAGTTCCTTGAAGACCTAAGCAAAGGCTCATTCGAAGTAAAGTTTGACCGCTTCCGCAACGGACGCATCTTCGTAGAGTTCGAACAGAATCCCCGTGATACAGGATGGAAGCCATCAGGAATAGCCACTACTAAAGCCAAATGGTGGGTGTATTTGTTCTCACCCAATGCGTTTGTTATAATTGAAACCAGCAGGCTACGCCGATACATAAAAGCAAATGTCGAGAGATTACAAATCCGAACGGCAGCCGCAGACTCCACAAATCCCGCGAAAGGATTTCTCATATACCCAGAGCAAGTCAAGGAGTTGATGTCA